TATCTCAATCATAACTCGAGGTTTGACACTATTGACTAATGTAACCAACAAGCCAGTTTCAACTTCATTAAGATAAGCATTTGGAAAAACTCTAACCCGCGCAACTTCAATCTCTCCGCGTGAAATTGTTAACATATATCAAACTATGACTAGAGTAAGAACACGATCAGCTGCTTGCGGAATTGGATTATCACGTGGCCCTGATCTAACACGCAAATAATTCACAGCTTGAGATAAAGTTGGATCTAAGATTACTGCTGAATTGACGCGTATTGGTTTTATAACTTCCACGCCAGCCAAGTCAAACAAATCTGCCCATATGGTGTTGTCGCTCGAAACTTGAAAACTGATATTTGCTGGCGACCAATCCGATGGCCCAACCACCATCGCTAAGGAACCTGATGTAAGATCAACTGAACCTGATAATGTTTGACCAGCAGGTATGGTGACTGTCTTTGGTGTTTTTGCCATATCAGACCTGCCTTAGTGCACTTATCCAATCACCATCAGAGGTTTGACGACAAATCTTGACATTACGATACCAAGGCTTCAACCAGCGCCAACTCGCCCATTTACTTAAGAGAAGTTTGATATTTGGATGACCTATTGCTCCCGCTAAATGAACCGCGGCAGTATCGACTGTCACAATCTCATCCATACATATCATAAAAGCGGCACAATCGGCAAAGTCTTCAAACTCAAAGCTAACTACACGAGGGTCCAATGGCGGCTGTTTCTGTACGCTAAAGATCGTGGCCTTTGGATCGAGATGATCTATCAAACCTGCCAGTTCAATATCGCGCGGATAATCACCAACGCTCGGTTTACCAATCGACCAAGCTATCCCAATACGCTTGCGATCGGTCGCGCCTAAACGATGAAACCATTTTGAACGAAGATCATAATCAATACCGAGATAAGGTTCATTATCACAAGCGTCAGGCGATATTTTCAAAAGACCTAGAAGATGTAAGAACGGTATAAAATAATCAATCCTAGTCCCTCCACGCAAACTTCCATCAAACAATCGGTCTAGCTCCTCCGGCACATCAACAAAGACTTTAGCTCCCATAGCTTCAAGATAACGCAAATAGCGATAACATTGAATGGTGTCGCCAAAACCGTGAGCATGGATAACAAGCACTCGCTTGTTATTGATATCCTCACCACGCCATAATTTCATTCCATTCGCAATGAGGTCTTTAACCTGAGGCCGAATAAAGGGCGGGTGATACTCCAATGCTATATATTCATTGAAACCTTCCTGCCACAATCCTGATGCGAGCAGGACCATCGCTCGATTAAATCGCGCGCGCAACGTTGGAGCTATTGCGATCGTGGCATCAGAAGCAGCAAGCGCATCTTCAAGATTGTTACCGCGATAACATTCCACCACACGATTAAACTGCCTAAGATATTCGTCAATGTCGATCTTACATTTATTGGTAATTGCTCGATGACCTAAATATCTATCGCCTATTGTAATTGAGATTGATGATGGTATTTGCACTTTGTGACCATTTATACTACCAACCTCGAGCACCTCACCATCCATCGTCAAGCCTCGCCAACCATATTCCGTAACCTCCGCAGAAATAACTGGCAGAAGCTCATCTGGTTCAGTAAAACCAGCAAATAGTGTTTTTGGTTTTACTTCCATGCTGGTGTCAACCAAGCTACTCCGCGCACATCTCTCAAAGCCCACGTAACAGGCCATCTCATTTTAATCGCTACGCTTTCCGTTTGAAATAGCGATTTGTGCGTTCCAGTGCTGCCAGGATCAGCAACCGGAGCCGTATCCATATGTAACGTACCCGCATTTATTGTCTCAACTATTGGACCTGGCGATAGCGCTGCTACGAGTGCTGCTGGCGCGACCGCGACAATATCATTACCAACGGCACTAGAACCATAAACTGGCACTTGATCTGGAGAATCAATATTCTCATTAAACCGCGCCCGCACCATCAAAGCTCGACCAGGAGAACAAATAAGCGCAACAGGACCAGAGCCAGCAACTGGTGAAACCGCATTCACCAATGTAGTAACATCCTCGAACACAGCGCCAAAAGGATCGGTCGAACTGCTCGGTGTAGATGCGCTAATACCATTACGCAATCCGGGTGGTCGTGCTGTAGTCGCGGCATTACTATCAAACAACGCAGCATCGAGCGCAGCGCCACAAGAGTTGATTAGTGTATCACCTACCAATTTCTCCGCGTTACTCGATTCAATCATCTCTCGCGTTAGCACCGCAATAGTCGCCAGCTTATATGGTTGCAAAAGGCAAGGCGCAGAATTTAATTGTCGTACTGGAATTGGCGCATTTTCCGCGACAAAGCTAGCATTAGCTGCGCTCGCCACAAAACCAGGTGCTGAGATTTGACCGATACCATCGAAGGTTAATACCAAACCATTCTTCAACATCCGCGCGCCTGTCGATGCTGGACCCAAAGCGGTCAAGGTATCCTCGATAATACGCTGAACCAATTCCGCCGCCCAACCAGTAACAGTCGTCATTGCCGGCGCTGACGCTGCCTTAAGTATCATATCAGAAGGCCAATGCTCTTCTATAACACTCATGATTGAACAATGACGATGACCGGCTATCACTTTCGCCGTCAGCATACGTGTAAATAGATTGCCAGATATATCTGGTAATGGTTTTGATTCTGCTTTACGCTTAAACGGTAGGGGTTCATTAGCGAGCGACATAGGAAGCTCCTATCCAATTAAAGCTCTAACATCGATCTTACCCGCATCGAGCGGCGCTACACCAATCGCTATTGCCAACGCCACAAACCCATCGATCCTTCCGATGGACTTGCGTTTGCTGGGCTTGCGATTGCCGGCATCATCCATAACGATGATGGTATTATTCACGCACATGTTAAGTACCGGATGACCGCCATGAGCAATCTTTCCATCCAGCAATATCTGCTCTAGCTCGCGCAATGCTGGAGACATACCTTGCATTCCTTGCCCAAATTCTACAAAATGATCCTTGATAACATATTCGTTAAATCCAGCTTTAAGAAGCCAAGGTTTGAAATGTTTGAAATTCCATCGGTCAAATCCGAGCTTGCTGATATTGTACTTTCTAAAATCATCACGCAAAAATTCCGCTACATATTCATAAGAAATGGTATTGCCTGGCGTAGTGTGCAAAAATCCTTGGTCACGCCACAAATCGTAGGGTACTCGATCCACTTGAGATTTTTCACTTAAGCCTTCCGATGGAAGCCAAAACATCGGATGTACGTGCCAAACGCCATTTATCCTAGCAATCCTTACATAAGCCGTTAAGTCCGCCGCTTCCGACAAGTCCAGGCCGGCATATACCGTATGGCCCATTAAATCGACTGGTGGTGCTCTGTTATTCGCCCAAACGGTTTGGGAAATGAAAGGATTGACGATCTCAATGCGCTGATTCAAAATGAGATTACGATACTGATTTTCTCGAGCCGGCATACGCCGAGCATTCTCGGCCATTGCTAACACTTCACCCTGATTCATGAAATGATCGAAGGCGGGATTGGCTTTGCGTATTGTTTCAACCGCAAAAGGATCATCAGTGGTCGGCGCGGTATAAAGCTTCAATATCACGCGAGGATCGTGACCAGCTATTGCGTCGTCAATAAGCATCGACATTAAGTCATTGTCCGTTGCGGCTTGAGTAGAAATGACCATAGTAAGTGGCTCTGCTTGTGCCGCTGTCGCTGTCTCCAAGGCTTCATATAATGTCGATCTCGGACCACGCACCTGCCCCAATTCGTCATGAACGACAAAGGCAGGAGATAGACCAAATGCTGTACTTGTTTCCGCGCTGAGCGCGCGATAGCGAGTGCCAAGCTCAGTACACATTAGCTCTTTTGAGCTATCCTTAATATGAACGCTATTGCGCAGCCGGGGCGACATTCGAACAATCTTCGCCGCTAATTGAAATACGACTGCAGCTTGCTCCCGACTTTGCGCAGTGCTGAAGAGTTGACTATTGCGCCGTCTTACACCTTCTGGACCGCACAAGTGGCATAACAAGAGGAAGGCTGCTAAGCTAGTCTTTGCGTTCTTGCGACCATAGCTGATAATCGCGAGACGTGTACCATTAGGATTATCATAAATATCGCGGATCGCTGCCTTTTGAAAATCACATAACACTACTTTCTTACCAATATGTATTCCTTCAGGAATGTAGCATGTCTGCTCAATCCAGTCGATAACATCATCAGCACGGGAGTAAACAACAACCTCTTTGGGTTGTTGTTTCTTCAATTGCGTATTACGTCCCATGCCTTTGTACTCTTAGGAGCAACCGGCATCGTTCTTGCCGTCTTCATTTTTGTTGCTGTACTAACAGCAATATGGCACATCTGGGTTAGTCGTAGCTTCGAAGCGAGCTTGCCAGCCTCATTCGTGTGTTCGCAAAATAATTGAGACCATTCCTTGAATTCAGATTTGCTAATGGGCTTGCGAACCTCTGCCATAATGCGCCTCATCATAAAACAATGTCCCACTAAAGCCTCAAGCAACGGCTGCGTCTCAACGCTAAAGTAATGCGGTGGATAGTTATCCACAACTTGAACCCAAAGCTCCTTCTCATCATCGCTTAAACGGTCTGGCGGAGCCGGTCTTTCATTCGGCAAAATGCCGCCATCCTCTAATTCAACAGCGGCGGCAATAGTCGCTTCAGGAGATACGCGCGGCATTTTACTGTCTCGTTGGTGGAGCTGAATGTATTATTCCCGGTCGAAGTGCGTCAGATCCACAATTCTCGCAAATTGGCGGATGAGGACCAGAGGGAACAGGAGCTAATCCATGCATTTGCCGCCAGCCTTCGCTCGCGATAACTGAAGCCCAAGTCGATACATGACCACAGGTTACGCAAGAGCAAGGTTGATAGATGCGGTCATCCTCCTCCGCATCATTGTAGCGTAGTACATTCATTCTAGCGGTCACGATCTTTCAAGACCTCAAAGGGGGAGTAGTGTTTTGGGTCGCCCCACATCGCTACTTTATCATGATTCCGCTTTGGTTTCCTCATCATTTCCGGGTGACGACTGCTATTACACTTTCGACAAGCCGCAACGATATTGCCCGGAGCCGTCTTGCCTCCTGCATAGACTGGAATGAGGTGGTCCGCCGTTAATTGTAATGGGTCCGTTTCGTCTGCGTCTTTTTTCATTGGTTGTTTACACCAATAACAAAGACCTTCCTGTGCCCAGTAGGCGCGGAGCCTTAAGGCGGGAAGCGAGTATGTAATTCTGATTTTTCGCTTCCTCTTCATGCGACCTTCTCTTAAACCAAAAAAGCTATTACATTTCAATCACTTGGCAAATGTTAGTATTTTCATCATGAGGCGCGCCGCGGCCAAAGCACTGTTGATTTTTTTATTGACCTCCCCCCGGCTCAATTAAAACCTCCTTTTCGCTTTGACAAACGGCAGAGCTATATCTTGGATGCTTTGGATCGAGCGGGTAACCATCTAGTCCTATGTCTACATTATAACCACGCACCTCTAATCTATGTTTAGTAGAGCTATGATGCGTAGCGCAAAGCGATTGTAGCTCGCTAGTTAGAAACTTGTTCCAATCTCCTCTATGAGGTTCAATGTGATCGGCTATAGTAGCGGGAATTGCTAAACCTTGCTGCGCGCAAAAACGACACAACGGTTCTTTTTGCAAATGAGCGCGACGACGCTTGCGCCAAATCTCAAACTGATACCATTCACGCCAGGGACGCAAGTGATGTGGTAATGGTGCTATTGTACGCATAAGAATTACTTCACCATTGTGGCTGTTGATGCTACAGCTATAGCTTGATCATACCAGTAGTCGCACTGCTTATGTAAGAATACAATTTTGCCGTTCCTGTCAGTACGCTGACGCGGAGTATCGTTTATTCCAAGACGAGCGTAATCATTACATTGCTCACAAACTGATCTCGATCCACCAGCGTCTGCCATCGCACACTACCGTCGTTATGCTTACAACGACATTGTAAGCAACTCAGAAGTCAAACAGCAGAGCGAACGTAAGCAGCATCAACCGTCGCTGGTACTGTTTGACCTAACATCTCGAACAAAATACGACATCTCTCAAAACCACTCATGCCTTGATAGATGCCTTTTGTTCCCGTCATAGCTCCGCCAATAATGGTAATCGCTTGTCCTTGCCGCAAACCATTATTGAACGGTACATCAATAAGCCCATCACGACCTTCACGCTTGCGTAAATTCTCGAGCGCGTCATCAGACATTATGTCTGGTTTATTTCCGCGAAGCACAGGACCAAATAGGCCAAATGTGCTACGGAGAAACCACCAGCTACCATCGCCAGCAGATATGAATATGTAACAAGGAAAAAGTGGAACGATCTTTTTTGTTCTGTATTCGCGAAAGAAGGGACAATATGTTGAGCGACCTTGGCGCTCTACTTGAGATTGAGCGTATCGCTCGCGACGGGATTGTGTTCTCGCGATTAACCAAGACATCGGCCCACCACCTCGATGACCTTGGGGCCGAGCTTTTACGCCAGTTTTTTCGGAAAGGAAAGCCTTGGGTAGGATGGGTAGGATGGGTAGGATTGTGTCGGGAGTTCTAAGGCACGAAAATAATGTATCTAATGTACAATATACATTATTTTCTTGTCGCGCGACTAACGTCACAATCCTACCCATCCTACCTATCTTATCGGAAAAAGTTTAACGATTTCAGTGGTTGTGGGTTTTTATAACCCAACTACTGCCGTGGCCTAATGTAGTTGAAGCTTCAAGCCGGAAACCAGCGTGTACCTGACCTTTAAGCGACCGGAGCCAGTATCCTAGCTTAGTCGGATCAATCCTCCCGTTACCTCCGATGCACCTCTCCGCAAGAGCGTAATATAGCTCCGGGTAAGCTGGTTCCCAGTTTTCAAGAGCGCCATTAGCTCTGTTAGCTAATTGTGTAAATTCGAAAGCTTTACGAGCCTTTTCGAGTGGTTGAAGTTCAGGCAATTTAGCCCATTGTTGAAAGAAAGTAGCAGCGGCATTTCGTCCAGGATCGTTCATTTGTGCTTTCTCCATTCCAGTTACAGGATCAGGAAGGCCGAGCCATATTAATGGCTTTCGCGCAAAATTAGCCCATTCTTCATAACTGGCGATCGGATGCTCTATCTTGATATCATCAGCATAAAGATAAGCACGAGCGATTGTCAAAGCGGCAGCGACGTATTTGCCGCGATTTTCCATAATCATTTCGATTGGGTCGCTTTTATAACGATGAAATTCTGGTCGCTCCTCTTTATGATCTAACGTACAAACGAGTGCACGTCGCGTCATATCTCCTACAACATTTATGTTATTCCCAGTCGCAAATAAAACTCCACGCCAAGGGCAGGATGGAGTTGTGCTTTGACCGAGGATGCGTATTTTTATGGTGGGCTGTTCTACCAATTGACAAAGAAGATCACCACCAATATCACGCGAACAGTTGTCAAGTGAAATTATGGGAACACCTTCCAAGACTAATGCTCCGAGCTTCTTTTGCATTTCCTCATAGCGATCCAATGTCGTAACAGGACAAGGTTGTCCAAATCCAATATGAGAAATGATATTGACAAGGTAGCTTTTACCCGTACCAGCCATATGAGCCTGAAACAAGAACATAGGACAAACCTTATACGCTCCGCGCGTTGCTATAGTAAGAATAGCAGACAACGCGACAGACCTATCTCCTTCATCCACGAATGGCGTTTCACAAATTAAATCTTTCAAAATGTCGAGCGCAGCTAGAGCATCATCCTTGGTCGGTCGCTCCTTAATATTGGGTAATTCAAAATCGCTATCCTTCTCGTACCACAATTGTGTTTCTGGATCATATCCAGGAGACAAAATTGAACCATCCTTTCTCATTGTTGGTGTATTGACAATGCCGGCAATTACCGGAAAGATCCAATGGCCCAACGTCAATAGGCTATCTATGAGCTCTGATGGAGGAATTACAGTTATCCATTTCAATTCAGTTTTAGTCTCACCAGTTTGTTTATCTTTTGACTTAACCATCTTCTGCTTCTTTATATTTGCGGCGTGTTTTGAAATCATATACCGCATATTCGCTATTTGAAATGGTTGAAGGAGGGTTGTCTTAATTTTACGCACTATCTTCTTTGATCTATGAGTCGGAAGATCGGTCCATATTGGCTGTACTAATTTCCCGGCGCGCTGAAAAACTTCTTGCCCAGTTTCAAATAGAGCGTGTTGGATTTGATCGACGACAGCACCGAAGGCTTCAGAGTCATAATGAATATTGATCTTCTTTATCGAGCGCGCACGTTTGGCGCGCTCGAGCAGAAGCTCTTTTGTACCACCATAATTCTTTACCCAATCAGTTACATCACCTTTGTGAGGTAAATCGCGGAAATGAATTAGACGTATGTTTGGGACAATATCTTGTAATGCGTCAGCGACGATGCGAACGTGTTTGCGTCCCCATTTGTCGTTATCTTCAAGTACATAAACTGTTTGTCGTCCTTCGAACCATTTATTGAGGGATTGAACCCATTTACCAGCGCCATTTGGATTTGTCGTCGCTGGTAATCCTAGATCGAATACAGTCTCAGCGTCTTTTTCTCCTTCACAAATGAAGACGGGAGTATCGAGCGGCGTTTTAATTAGCGCGGAAAGCAAATATGGAACCTTGTCGCCTTTCGGTGCTCCCTTAACCCAATGAGGTTTGCCTTTAACATTTACCCAACGATATTGTGAAAAGTCCTTATTATCAAATCGTTCAACTTTATGATATGGATTACCATTCTCATCGTCATAAATATATTCCGCGATGATCTTCCCATTCCCTGACTTCCCCGTACGCACATATGATTCGTCGGTCATTTTGGATCTCTCCTTTTCCTTTGAGCCAGACCTTGAAGTCATCATGCCGTTGTAATTGTCCCCATCCTCTATATTCAAAACCAATAAACAATTCTCTTATCCAAAATACAAATAGACCCATATCAATAATAATTGGCTTCTTACAAAATTGAAGAGTTGTTTTTGGACGACTCCATCTAAAAGTAAAATAAGTCTGATCATAATTCGGATTGTATTTTTCCCAGACTTGAAATCGACCAGACTTTGTTACAGGCCATCCAGGAGTTTCACAATGTAATGTCCTATCATACTTTTCTGAAAAATGACGACCGTCGAATAACCAAATCATATTTCCATAACATTTTTCACGAGCAATAATATCCTCGCTAGAAATAGAGGAATGTTGTAACTCAACTACCATTCCATCTTTTCTAACGATATCAGCGCGATGATTTGCGATCGTTACTTCTTGCTGCTTTTTTGGTACTAGATTTTTCCAATATCGATGCCAAGGTGTTTCCGGCTCCCACCAAGGATCACAATCAATTCCTGATTCATGAGCCCAATGATGAACTTTTATATTACCACATTTTGCTATAACATTCTTGCCACAACCAGGACAAAATGCTATGATGTGACGGCGTGCTTTAATTCGCTCATTACGAGCATTTATCGCCCATTCCATGATTTTCCCCGGTCGAAAGAAGATCGTGGCCTTATAAGGGGAAGCGTATTCTAAGCCTAAATCGAATATCAAGAAAAGGCCGAAAACGCCTGCCGCGCAATCATTATTTGCTGTTTATTGTGATCACCCTTAAACTTCAAGGCTTTAGCCGGAAAAAATATTTTTCGCTTTCCCTCTTTCTTTCTCATTTACTTAGGGTAAGCTTTTATTTCCGAAAATAAGGGGCAAAATACATAATGGATAAGCTCGAAGCGATCCGCGACGAATTACGTTGTGTGCGTGATTTGCGTCTACGTCTTGCTGATCTCAATCAGCAAGTCGTAGAAACAAATAAGGCAATATACGAAAAGGAACGGGTTACATTACCTGATATGTTCATCGACGCTGGTGTTGATACCATGGGCATTCCTCAGCAAGGCAATATCCCTGCTTATGATGCTAAGCTCGAGCCGTACTACAAAGCTGGCATTCTTTCTTCATGGGAGCTCAATCGCAAGCAAGCGGCTTACGATTGGCTACAAAAGCATGGTGCCGGCGATCTAATAAAAAGTACAATCACCATTCGTTTGCCGTTGGGTAGCAACAATTTACGAAAGAAAATTGTCGCCGCTCTAAGCAAGTTCAAAGCTCTAGATATAAGTCACGAAAATTCTGTACCTTGGAATACCTTGACTGCTTATGTCAAGGAATGCTTTACCAAAGGCAAGCGTCTACCGCCTTTGGATCTTATCGGCGCTGAAGTTGGAAGCATAGTAAAGATGAGTGAACGTAAACCTGATAACCTTGTGGAGGTAAGTCATGGCGCAAAAGTCGCAGACTTCATCGAAAATCGTTAAGGCTCCCGCTACTGCTCTTATGGATAAAGCAGCATTGGAGGAGTTAAGGCGCGATGCCGGCAAGGGTCAAGCCAAACACGCAGAAGACAAAATACTACCATTCATGCGTGTGTTACAGCCGCTCTCGCCACAATGTATAAAGAAAGGTCCAGCCTACATCAATGGCGCCGAGCCGGGAGACTTTTTCCTAAGCACATCAGCCACTCCAATTATTTCGGGAACCGATGGCCTCATCTTCCAACCTTGCTTCTACCGGCGCGATTGGATCGAATGGGTGCCACGCGAGGATGGTGGTGGATTTGCTGGACGCTACGAATACAACTATGCTGATCGCGAGCGCAAGGGATTACCGCGAGACGCAACGCGCAATGAAGATGGCTTCACATGGAGCCGTCCAAATGGAAATGATCTAGTCGATACCATTTATTTTGTCGGCAACGTTTGGCGCGACGGACGACCAGAAGCGTTTGTCGTTCCTTTCGCCGGCACAGCTCATAAGATCGGTCGCAATTGGAATAACCAACTTCAATCGCGTCGCATCCCTGAGACTGAGGAGCTTTACGCCATCTTCGCCTTTAAGTCCCATTGGACTACAACGATGGTGACGAATGATAAAGGCAGCTGGTGGCTTATTCGAATTGCGGATGAAGGTGTGTATAATCCGCGTGATCCCGAATATGCCGCTGGTAAAAGCTTGTTCAATGCTTGTGAAACCGACCAACGCACCATACAAGAAACGCAGCGTGAACAGGCTAGTGCTGAATCTGAATCCATGTAACCATAGTGGTCCTTCAACGAGTGAGAGGTTTGTCCGCTCCTCCTACTCTCGGCGCTTTATCCTTGTAACGCGGGACATAGCGCAGTGGCCTATCGTAACTTAGTTGAAGGCGCAAGTCGGACGGGAGCCATATGGTGGTTACGATGTATAAAGTCGGTATCATATTAGTCAGTAATCGCGAACAAATCATTCGCACCCACTGGCTATCAACCTTAAAAGCTCTCAACAAATTTCGCGATCACATAGATGTGGGCTTCTCCTTCGTTTTGGAGGAGCCTATATCCCTGGCTTTCGCTAAAGAGATGGGTCGTTTAGGTCATGTGAGCTACAAACGTAAAATTGGCGCGCCGGTCTTTAATTGGATCGCGGAGAAGGATGAAGCCTGTCGGAATATTGAGGCAAAATATTGGCTGAATACGGACGATGACTTTTTGTTTGATGGAATAAATACGACTGGAGGTTGGAAGACATGGGAGCGTTATAGAGACGCAGTCCAATACCTGGATTGCAATCCAAAATGCGGTTACGTTATGATGGATGGCTTTATGGGAGGTCACGCTTTCAAGGAACAAATTCGATATGTTAAGTCTGCGATGTTTTCGATTGCGCGAGGTTCATTCCTCCGCAATTTACATAAGGAATGGTGTTACGCTAGACCAGAGCTTAATCGACCAGGAGCACTGGATGAAACGACATCTGTCTATTCGCGCCTCGAAGAAGGGTACTATGCCGCTCGCGGTTTCAATACTCCAGTACATAAGGTTCCAACAAAACGATTGGGTGATAATCATTCTAAAATTGAATATGATAATGCCTACATTTATACAAAAGGCATCGGCGCAGCTATCAGAAAGCATTATGACGAACCAGATTGGCGGTATGAAACTAAGAAGCTCCCGCGTAAGTTGAGGAGATAGATATGAGATGGCCTATGATTAAAAATCCAAAGATTGATGATGAAAAGCTTCTGTTTGCGATCGGGAAGCTTACTCTTGCTCCCGGCGACATCATTGTATTGAAAACTGATTTGATGTTAGATAAGGATCAAATTACAGCGCTTTATGAACGCGCTAGAAAGTCTTTCCCAGATAATGAAGTGACGATTTTATCACATGGAATAGATATAGCAATACTCTCAAAAGAAGGAGTACAAAAGTCATGACGCTTACTATCGTCGGAGCCGGAATGGCGGGATTGCTCGCTGCTAATCTCCTTAGTCATCACGATACTGAGATCGTGGAAGCTCAGCCTCAACTCCCCAATAATCATAGCGCGGTATTACGTTTTCGCACTCCTAATGTTGGTACTGCGTTACATATTCCGTTTAAGCCTGTACAAATGATTAAGGACGCTTTGCGCTGGAGAAACCCGGTCGCGGATGCACTTATGTATAGCTACAAAAATCATAATCGTCATCGCTCGGATCGCAGCATTGTGTCGGGTTTCAAAAGTGAAACCCGCTACATTGCGCCTGATGATCTTATTCAACAAATGGCAGCACGAGTGAAAATTAAATACGGAGTAAAATGGGAAACGCAAATTGCTTTCCCGCCGACCATAAGCACTATTCCAATGCCGGCACTTATGAAGTTGTTGGATTTTAGTCCGCTCCCGGTATTTGAATATGTCGAAGGCTGCAACATTAGCACTTGGATTACAGATTGTGACGCCTACGTCTCATTGCTGGTACCTGATCCGGCTTATATCTTCTCGCGTATCTCACTTATGGGGAATAAGATTATTGTTGAGTGTCCTACCTTGGACGATGTTTATGAGCCTGTAGAGCTAGTAGCTCAAGCCGCATATTTGTTAGGCTTGGATGAATATTGTAGTATAGATGAAAGTCATATCACAGTACAAAAACAACAATACGCCAAGATTCAACCTATTGATAATGATTTGCGTAAGCAATTTATATGGTGGGCGACGGATCAATGTAACATTTATTCGTTAGGACGTTTTGCGACTTGGAGGCCACATTTACTAATAGACGACTTGTTACAAGACGTCCAATTGATCGATCATTGGCTTTCGAGTCGTGATCGGTATTCCATCGCCAAACGACGCATAGGAGGTGCTAATGTCTGAACGTCCAACCATTCATGAATTAGAGGCTCTGAAAAACTCCGAGTTAATGCGTAGAGTGCTTTTCGATAAAACTTGGAATCATCTTTGTAAAAGTCAAGCCATTAAGCGTCTCGCTTGTGGCGAGCTTCCATTGGAAAATCTCGATAATGAAGTCGTCATTGAGAAATTCTCAGTAGATGAAAATAATGATGGTGATCCACCGTTACGAGCGAAGTGTATCGAAATGTATAATTCAGGTTGTCCTTTCTCTGAATCAAATGATCCAGAAGCAGCAATTGAATTTTTATCCGAGTCAGGAGATATTCGTGATAAACGCTTTTCAGAGTTAACTGAACAACAAAAGAAGCTATGGAAATTTCTCCGCAAACTTTATCGTTTATGGAGGGAGAAAAGGAGGTGAAAAGGAATACTCGCACGAAGGCAACTTTGGAGAGCGCCTTAACCGGCGCTCTCCGCGCTGGCGATAATATGAGCGAGCAAATGGTACAACTTAAAAATGAAATTCGGGTACTTACCCAAACCATATTTCGTCAACGCTCAACGATACGTCGCGCGATTAACCTTATCAAATGCGGTCGCGTGGAATTAGGAGTAACCATTTTGACGAGTGAACTTGATCGAGGAGACTACAAATGAGTTCAAAAGCAGCAAAGATATGGTGGCGTTGGCGAAAGAAGTGGTGGTGGTTATACAAATGATTCAATTTCATAGTCGCGTTAAGAAGATCGAACAAAAGAAGCGTATTAAGCGCGCGTGGAAAGTTGGCGATGATGTTAGAACTGAAGAGGAGGATATGGGTTGGTTTATGCTTATGGAAGGATCATGGGAATATCTCTACGTTGGGGACGCAAAACCAAACTTTGATATCGGCGACGATGTAACTGTAACCATAGAAAGGAGAACAGTATGAAGGTACGTTTGATCGACTATACAGGAAAAGGTCAAGCTCATGATTACGCCGCGCGCCTTCTTATCTTTATCAAAAACACTCGCCTATCTCAAAGTGAGGAGGAGCTGGATCGAGTTATGAATCAGCTCAGCGGCGCTGAGATGGCTCAGCAACTCCCAGAGATAGCTATGACCATCCGCTCGTCATGGGAGTTCATCAATTACACTTGGATGATAACTGGCGTAACCAGAGCCATGACGCATCAGTTCGTTCGCAGCCGTCACGCTTCTTTCGCCCAGCAAGCTCAACGTGTCGCGGATATGAGTGACTTTGAAGCGTTGATGCCAGAAACCGTTAGCAATAATGGTGAAGCAGAGCTATGGAATAGCATGATGGATCGTATTCGAGGAGCCTATCAAAAGTTTCGTAACGTTGGTATTCCAGCGCAGGATGCTCGTGGTATATTACCCACTAATGTTCTAACGAACATCATTGCGCAGTTTAATCTTCGCGCCTTCGCGGAACTAGTTGGTAAGCGTGAGAACATACGAGCCCAAGGCGAGTATGCTGAGGTTGTTCGACTTATGAAAGAGGAAGTGCTTAATGTCCATGATTGGGCTTTGCCTTTCCTCGAGCCGGAACGAACAAAGACGCCAGCGCTCGACAAACTGCTTAAGGAAGCTCTTGGTAATCGGTCGCCAGTTGATGCTCCTGAAATTAATGCTGCCCTAAAAGAATTGGACTTGGTAAAAGGAACATGGGGATGACAAAACCGTTAGAGCAACGTCGTGACGTTACACTACATATGGCGAGGCGCGCTGCGAAGCGCGGCGATCTTAAGCCCGTTGTAGTAAAACCATCGCGAGTAAAATTGTATCTGAATGGAAGAGCAAAATATGACAAGTGAAAAACAAGTTGGCCGTCTCGCCTTTCGCGTCGAAGGCAATAAATGGGCTTGCTATTATGCTATGGCTGATACGATGGAAGGAGCTATATGGATGGGTTCAGTTATGATGGGTATTGTTCAAGATCGAGAGCGTAAGGAAATGTTCATGAATTTAATGCGTAGTGCTTTGAAAGATTTTCTCGAGGAACGCATAGGTGGGAAAGTAAGTAGTTGGGATGAGCAGCCAGCGCCAGAAAGCGAAAGATCGGGGAGTGCATGAGTGTTATCGAAAATCGCCTCAACCATATCCACCACGATCTAAATCACATCAGTGGAGGTATGGTCTATGCGATAACAAAACGCAAATTAAGCCGTAAGGAAACGCTAGTGTGGGTAAAGACGCTACGCGAATTGGCAAAGGAATTGGAGGAAATAGCAAATGGAAAAGGAAGCAAGAAATGAAGCTACATGAATATCAAACTCTAGCAACACAAACGGCATTTTATCCGGGCAAAAGGACCATAACAGGTATTACATATTTGGCTTTGAAGCTTAATGGCGAAGCTGGAGAGGTAGCGGAGAAGATTGGTAAATGCTTGCGCGACGATAATGGCAAATTGACGCCTGAAAAACGTAGTGCGCTTATTCTCGAATTGGGGGATGTGTTATGGTATTTGGCTAATCTTTCCGAGGAGCTACAAACGTCTCTATCGGATGTCGCTGAAGCTAATTTGAAAAAGTTGGCTAGTCGAAAAGAGCGGGGAACTCAAACTGGATCGGGAGATAACCGATGAAGGTATTATTTGTTGATATAGATCATACGCTAACGGCTGCTCATTGGCGTGATGATCTAATCGAAGTAGCGAAACGTAATCGCGATTGGGATATGTACCATCAAAAGTCAATTGAGGATAAGCCCATAATGGAAATGATCTCCTTGGTTAATTGTTTACAAGCTTCAGGATGGTACGTGGTGGGCCTTACGACGCGACCGGAAAAATGGCGTCAATTGACGAATGACTGGCTTATCAAACACGCTGTGCGCATTGATAAGCTACTAATGCGTCCACATGATGACTTCCGGCCTAATGCAGAAAGCAAACTCGAGATAGCAACCAAGTTTATATCCCATCATCAGGTCGATAGCATCATAGTGATCGATGATCATGACGCTGTAGTATCTTCTTTCCGCGCTCAGAATGTAACGGTGCTCCAGGCTTATGTTAGTGGGAGATGATATGCCGGTAAGCTTCGAACATTGGAAAGATATAGACCATGAACAGATAAGGCGTGACTTCGACGCTTCACTAGAACGTAATTTGAGGTCCCATATGAAACTAGACAAGCTATGGTCGGAAATGGATAAGGTTCTCAAAACAGGAGACGTTAAAGTGTCTAATTTCGTCCCAGGAAAACTTCAAGCCTTAGTTAAGCTTTATGAAGAGCGCAACAAGGTTTATGGAAACGATTACCATGAAAATGGCAAATTGATGGCGACGTTATTCCCGAATGGATTAACGCTTAAAACGGAAAATGATTTTAATCGTTACTCAATTCTTATTCATATTGTTACAAAGCTTGGGCGCTATGTTCGTAATTTTAAGAAGGGACATGAAGACAGCCTTGATGATCTTATCGTCTATGCTGCTATACTAGCAGAGCTTGATCAACCAGAAGGAGGATACAATGATTGACGTTATCGACATGGACTATGTAATCATCTGCGGTCAGCGCATTAATCGTCCTAGCCGTATCTCGCGGTCACAGTGGCTTCAATTTTGGGAAGGAAAATGATTGTCATTCGAGGAAGATTCAAAATCGGTCGTCGTCATCCAATTCATTCAATTGCCTTTTTGAAGAGTGGTAAAGGCTGGAAGACGGTAACACTACCGAATAACTTCATTGTGGTTTGTGATAACGATGGTCAGCTAATTAAAATTCGTGAAGCTACAATGAAGGAGAAAAAGAAATGCTCGCACTTGTACTCGATACCGAAACGACGGGATTAGCGCCTAATCATATATTGAAGCTAGATCAGCTACCAGAGATAATTGAGTATTGTGGGTTGCTCGTCAATTTGAAAACTGGTAAGCTCATGAATGAGTTTACCACTATCGTCAAGCCAAATGAATATCCGATGACCGCGAAGACAATCGAAGATACCAAGACTCAACTTAACAATGGTTTACTTATTAATGCTCCAAAATTTGAATCAGTAGCTCCTCATATCAAGAAGCAGATCGAAACTGCTCCCGCCGTAATAGCTCACAACCTCGCCTTCGACAGAGAAGTGATAGACACAGCATTTGAACGTCTAGGCCAAACTCTAGTTTGGCCCAAACGTCTTATCTGCTCGGTGGAACAGACAGCATATCTTACAGGTAAGCGTCTTACACTTACCAATCTTCATAAACATCTCTTCAAGAAGGATTTTGGCGAAGCTCATCGAGCAAGGCCAGATACTGAAGCTCTAATGCGCTGTTGCGTACGTCTCTACAAAATGGGAGTAATCGCATGACAACTGTAACAGTAATTACTGGTGATGAAAACTCTGGACGTTCTCTCGTTGGTGAATGTCTCGCGGCTCATATCCGTACTAGCCGCAACAAGAACACATACGCCTTAAATAGCCAGACGCGGTTGAAGCCGATGAACTTTAATCCCGAAAGTCTGGACGACTTGTTCTTGGTCTCTGGATCTGATAAGATCGAACCGTGGATGGATAAATGGTTCGAGCGATTTGGATGGCCGCTTTTTGTGATTCACATAAAGAGACTTGAAGAAGGCAAAGAAGCTCTAGAAATTGTTCAAGCTTTAGCGAGCGCAATACGTGGAGAGTCAGAATGATCAGGACCGGATATAGTTTCAAGATCGCATACGGGCATCTTGAAGATGTTGCCAACCGACTTAAGGAAGTTGGTTGGCAACAATTCCCAATTGCCGACCGCTGTAGCACTTTTGGCTTTCGCAAATGGAGTCATCTTGTACCGACACCAGTCTTTGGCGTTGAGCTCGCGGTCGCGGTCGAAAGTCCGATAACAAAGAACACTCCGCGCGATTATTGGACATTTCTCGCTGTCAATGATCTTAAGCCGCTTCACGATTTAATTGGCGTTGCTACGAGCGTTAAAACAGGGGAGCCTGTTTTAACGTACAAGCAGGCAATGCGACCGAAAGGGCTCATCAAGATAACTGGCCCTTGGGTGCTTCTCGATAACATTAAGCCGGAAGGCGTTTACATCGGCCTATCTCCAGCGTTGCCGCTGGGATTGTACAAGAAGGCAAAGAAAAAGAAATTCAAATTCGTCGCAGCTCAAGACAATCATTATCCAAGCGTTGATGATAAAGAGATATATCGTGTTACCATCGGTTGGCGTGGAGGGATGCAGACCTACCCACAGCATATTCTTTCCGATGATGAATGGAAAGAAGCTTGCTATATGTTCGATAAGAAGGATTTGACTGCGGCAATAGCGGTGCGTAACAAGTTGCTATCAACTTGTCACGCGAAGCTGAGCCGCGCTACGCTCTTTGTTCCTGAGAAGCCACTAACATTGCGAGCGATGTGTGAAGCTGGCGCAAAAGCGAAAAGTGTAAATCTCAAAGATGAGATTTACGCTTCGCGTTTAGACCGTGAACTCGATATGATTGCGTCGAAAAAATTTGAGGACTATTTTTACATTATCGCTGATCTTGTTAGCTGGGCTAAGAAGCGAATGGTGGTTGGTCCTGCGCGTGGATCAAGTTGTGGCAGCCTTGTCTGCTACCTACTTGACATCACCGCCATCGATCCTATCCCATTTAATTTGGTGTTTGAACGATTTATAGACATAAATCGTTCAGACCTCCCAGATATTGATCTTGACTTCTCTGACGTACAACGCGACGCAGTATTCAATTATGCTTCCGACAAATATGGTCGGGAGCGAGTGGCCCGTCTCGGTACAGTTGGAATGTTCAGGCCAAAGAGCATCCTCAACACTTTCGGCACCGCACTTCGCGTCCCTCCTTGGAAGACAAACAAGCTCAGTGAGAGCTTGATCGTTAGGTCTAGCGGCGATGCGCGCGCCAATCAGCAATATGAAGATACGCTTAAGGATACACCAGCTGGACGTGAACTCTTGGACGACTATCCAAATATGATTTTGGGTAGCCGACTAGAGGATCATCCTACATTCGCCGGCCAACATGCCGCTGGTCTATGTATCACTCAGAACGCAATCGACCGATATGTTGCGATCGACCATCGCACCTTCAGCACCATGTGCGATAAAAAGGACGCAGAAGAATTCAACATGCTTAAAATCGACATGCTTGGATTAACGCAATTGTCGATCTTCGAACGCACAATGGAGCTGTTGGGGCTCGAGCCGCGAAGTGGATGGCTTGAAAAGTTACCGCTGGACGATCCAGCAGCTTTTGACGTCCTCAATCGCGGTCATTATTCAGGCATCTTCCAATTTAACGGAGCCGCGCTCAAATCGCTCAGTCGCCAAATTAAATTCGAGAGCATCAATGACATTATCGCGATAACGGCGCTTGCGCGACCTGGACCGCTCGCGGCGGGTGGCGCTGGAGATTGGGTAAAGCGTAGGATGGGTCACGATCCTGTGCAATATCTCCATCCGTCTCTCGAACCATATCTCAAGGACACATTCGGCGTAGTCGTCTTCCAAGAACAGATTATGCGCATCGGTCGCGAAATAGGCGACCTCACTTGGGAGGATGTTACGGCGCTTCGCCAGTCAATGAGTAAATCGCTGGGTGCTGAGTACTTCAATAAATGGGGCGACCGTTGGAAGGCTGGCGCTATCAAGCGTGGCTTCTCGAAAGAGGAAGCGGACAAATTTTGGGACGCGATGTGTCAATTTGGTTCTTGGGCCTTCAACCTCGCTCATTCGGTCGCCTACGGAGTGGTCTCATATTGGTGTTGTTGGTTAAAGGCGCATCATCCGCTCGAATTTGCCGCTGCTACGCTCGATGCTGAGTCGTTAGCGATGCGACAAATTACGATCTTGCGCGAGCTTAAGGAGGAAGGCATCGACTACATCCCTGTCGATCCTCTCCTCAGCAAGGATCGCTGGACGATTGGCGAGCGCGAAGGCAAAAAATTTCTAATGGGGCCGTTGTCGTTGATAAAAGGAGTTGGCCCTGTATTCATGCTGGAGATATTAGAGGCTCGCAAAAATGGGAATGGCTTGCGTCCCGTTCTTCAGAACAAATTGGATAACATTAAGACTGAAATTGATTCGCTCTACCCAGTACGCGACGCAATCGCATCTCTCCACCCCGATCTGCGCGCGATTAAAATTTTCACCCAGCCTACTCCAATCAACGACGTTCAGGCTGGCGTAACCAATGAGCCAGTCGTAATAATGGGAGTGCTGAGCCGGATTGCTCCGCGCGATGCCAATGACCCGCAATATGTTGCGCGACGGATAGCGCGAGGCCAGCCGGGAAAAGTTAGCGGACCAACGACGCAGCTCCATATGTTTGTACGCGACGACACTGATGAAATTTTCGTTAAAATAAATCGTGGCGAGGATTACGAGATGATGGGACGGAAGATCGCGGAAAATGGTCGCGTTGGCAAATCGCTTTACGCCTTCAAGGGAACGTGTCCATATGGCTTCCGAATGATCTCTGTTACGGGAGTGAAACATCTCGGAGAAATTGATGCTGATCTAAGCGGCAATGAAGGTCGTGGTCGCAACGTTGAGACGTTGGGTGGAGATACAGGAGGTGAAGGGGGACCAAACAAATGAAGAGCGATGGCGACCTGCGAAGATTGTTTCGTCAGAACCTCCCTCAAGTACATTGGGCGACTATCGAGACAGGAGTGACTGAACCTGGCGTCCCTGATCTCAACGGATGCTTTCGCCGTCGCGAATTTTGGATCGAAAATAAGTTCACCGCCGGATGGGCTGTGAATTTTCGCCCTGATCAAATTGGTTGGATATCGCGACGGACACGCAGTGGTGGTCGCGTCTTCATCGCCGTCAGACGACGTCACGACGCAAGCTCGCGTC